CACTAATTCCCTCATTGTCCCCCCCGGCCGGCCAGCGGTCCGGCGCCCGGCGGCGCATTACCCATCATCGCCATCATCGCCGCCATCTGCTCCGGCCCCCCGGCCCCCACCGCCTCCGGCATCGCCTGCGGCGCTACCACCCCCGGCGGCATCCCCTGCATCGGCCCTCCTCCCCCTCGCCCACCGGGGGAGGGTTGGGGTGGGGGCTCCGGCGCGGGCGCCAATGCCTGCGCCAACTCCTCCGAATAATCCGCCAGCACCACCTGCGCCAGCTTCTCCGCCGTCGGTCCCTCGAACAGCAGCAAGTCCCGCAGTATCTTCTTCATCTCATCCTGCGGGCTCTGGCTGCTCAAATGCTTGATCCTCTGCAATTGGTCCAGGAACGTCTCCCGGCTGATCAACTTCTGCCCCACCAGGTTCGCCAGCCCCATCACCTCTCCCGCTTCATCCTTCGGCAAACTGGCACTCAACTCCACCCGGTTGCGGTAGTATCCCCCAATCATCCCCGGGTCCAGCGCCAGCTCGAACGTCGCTCCCCGCCGGTCCGTCCCCCACACGTACCACCCCTCGGCCGGGGCATACTCCTCCGTCAATGACAATATCAACTTGTTCAACTCCTGGTAGGCCCGCTCCCGTATCTGCTGCCGGTGCGCGATCCGCATCAGCACCGGATTATTTATTGCACTCAGCGCGATCCCGCTCACCGTCCCCTGATACCGCCCCTGCATCGCCGCGCTCACCGTCGCATCCTGGATCAACCGCTCCACCAACGCCATCTGCTGGTCCACCGCCGGATGCGGCCCGGGCGGCACCAGGAAACTCCACTGCGCCCCCTTCCGCATCACGTTCACCGCCCCCGGCCTGAAGTCGATCTCCAGATCGGTATCGTCGGTGATCATCGCCCCGTTCGCGTACATCTCGATCAGTCTCTGCTTCATCGCCAGCAGCTCGTTGATCCCCGCCGCCAACCCCATCGCCCCGTTCTTCCTGCTGCCGCCTGTGATCGGGAACAACACACTCAGTGAACCATTCTCGTCCGCCAGCGGCGTCGCGATCCCGGCGTACCTGACGAACGGCAGCCGCTTATACCCCGGCACCCGCACCGGCTCTTTCAGAAACTGATCCTCCACTACTACGCAGTTCGTCACCACCCGCCGCCGCACCTTCCGCAACCGTGGCTGCTCCCCTTCCGCCGCTTCCCCCGGCTCCTCCCCCTCTAACTGCTCCCCGCTAACGGCTAATGGCTCAGGAGCCCCCGCCTTCAGCGCCCGCTTCGCCATCGCCACCAGCCTGGCCAGCACACCCTCCGGCTCCTCCCCCTCGTCCACCGCCCGCCTCTCCGCCACCGGCTCCTTGACTTCCTCCACGTCTACCCGCCAGTAGTCCACAAAATCCACTTCCTCGTCCAGCCACTCCTCCAGATTCGCCCCCGCCTCCGGCCCCCGCTTCAACTCCCCCCACGCTGCCTCGATCTCCCGCCGCGCCCGCCTGAAACTGTGGATCACCTCCAGGTCCTGCCCCTCCCGTCCGCTCGGACTGGCGTACACCGTCCTGGGGTCCAGCGCCTGCACCACCAGCGGCAACTCATCCTCCACGGCCTCCGGATCGTAGACGCACCGCAGCACGCCCTCGCCCAAACAACTCGCGTGCCACTCCGCCAGATTCAGTGCATCCAGCACCCGGCCCTGATACCACACCCCGTATAAAAACTTCTCGATCTGGTCGGCCTGGTCAGTCGCCACCGCCTTCACCTCGCTCGCCGGCACGCTGATCACCGGCGGCCGCGTCAGCAGGAGCGTCCGGAAACTCTCCACCGTGTTGAAACACACCGGCGCGCTGATCCGCCGCTCGTCCGGCTCCGGCGCTGTCTCCCACGTATTCAACAGATACAGCTTCTCGTAGTCGTCCATCCGCGTATTCCGATCCGACCATCGTAGCGACAGCGCATCGTACCTGCTCTGCACAAACTCCGTCGTAATCTCCCTCGGCTTCATCCCTCTACTCCCTGGCCCCTATCCCCGCCTCGGCAACCGCCTCTGCCCCGGCCTTCCCCCCTGCGCCCGATGCTCCACGTACCCATACTTATCCACCAGCCCGTACGCCACCGCATTCATCGCGTGCCCGGTGGTCTTATCGAGCTCGTTCGGCATATCGCTCACCACGTTCCCCCGCCGGTCCGTCTTCCGCTTGTACGATCCATATTCCGCGATCCCATTAGTGCACCTCAAATCAAACCCGATCCGCGCCTCCCCCGTCCCCGGATCCCGCAGAAACGTCCGGTGCCGCGTGATCCCATCCAGTATCCCCACCTGCTCTGAGCGCGGCCAGATCCCCGTCAGTTCCCCCCACACCTCCTCCGCGCTCTTCTCCGCCTGGTGCTGCCGGCCGGCGAAATCGATCACCGCGTCCCACGCCACATCCCACCATTCCCGCCCCCGGCAAATCTCGATCACATCTGCGTGTACCCGGTGATGCTCGTACACCTCATCGATCACCCGCACCTCCGGCCATTCCCCCGGGTAAAACTGCACCGCCAGCACGCAGTACGCGGAGGGATAATAGCCCGGATCGATCCACAACGTCACCGGCCGCTCCTCGTCGAACGGATACACCCCCACGTGCGTCACGTGGTTGAACTCCGGGAATATCCGCGCCGGCGAGGGCACCAACTCCGCCGCCACCCGCCGCCTGAACTCGTCTTCCGGCAGGCTCTTGCGCAGTTCCTCGATCTCCGGATCCTCCCTCCCCAGCGGATAAACCGCACGGTTGACCCAGGCCGGAAACGAGAAGCGCGCGCCGCCGTAAACATTCGGCCCCGCGAAAGCCCGGTAGAAGTCCGCGTACCAGCCGAAGTTGTCCCACAGCGTCCCCACCATCAGCACCACGCCCCGCGTCTCCGCCACCCGCCCGCGCGCCGCGTGGAACGCCTCGTACCGCATCAAGCCCGCCTCGGCCAGGATCACCACGTCGAACGCCTCACCCGTTCCCGTCAACTCCTCCGGCCCATCGTTCAGCGAGATCGTCCGCACGTGGCAGCCGCTCTTCGCCCAGCACTGCTGCTGCCCCCGCGCCGGCGCCGACACCCGCCCCAGCCCCCCAATCACCCGCAGGCCCTCCACCAGGTATCCGAACTCTTTTAACGTGCGCCCGTACTCCTGCCCCGCGATCGCAATCTCTTCACTCCACGGCAATCGCGCCAGCCCCTCCATCCCGGCCCACTTGCTCTTCCCGCTTCGCTCCGCACCGAACACCGCCATCACCCGTGCGTCGCAGCGGTGCGCCTCCTCCTGCAACTCGTGCGGCTCGTACCCCGCCGCCCGCAAGATAGCCTTCTTCTGCCTCCATCCCGGCCAACGACTCATCCATCCCCGTCCAACCCGCGTAACTCCGCCAGCAGCGCCGCAAACCGCTCATCCGCGCCACCCAGCCCCTTCACCGCCGTCTCAATGTCCGCCCGGTCCAACACCCCCAGCGCCGCCTTCATGCCCATAGCCAGCAACCGGTCCGCCGCCCGCAGCATCACCGACGGCTTCTCATCCAGTCCCGTCAGCGCCACCATCTTCCGCGCCGCCGGGGGCGTATTCTCATCCAACCCCCGCAGCGCCACCGCGATCAACACCCCCAGCAACTCCGTCGCCAGCGGCGCCGCCTTCCTCAGCCCCTCCGCCGCGTCCTGCACCGACGTCCGCAGCACCGCCGCATCGTACTCCCGCTGCGCCTGCGTCAGCACCTCCCGGAATAACTCCTGGTGCCACCATCCCCGGTCCCTCCGCCAGAACGTCGCCTCATTGCAGACGCGCTCCTCACCCTGGAAAAGCCCCTTCCACGGCCTGTTCTCCCCACGCCAGCGCACGATCTGGGGAATCGCCAGCCGCTGTTTCGGCGTCAGTCGCTCCATCCGCTTCAACAACTCCGTACTAAATTCCCCCGGCGCACCTTGCATTTCGCTTGTCTCCAACTCTCCTGTATCGAGACGCAGCCGCACACGTCACCCGCCGCGCCCGTTTATGATACATATTCACTACGCGAAATGTCTAAGACTGAGGCGGGCTTAGCCTCAGCCTTAACCTTATTTCCGTCTCGCGCTGCGCCGCTTGGGCTTTGCCTTCCCCTTCACTCTCTTCAGTCTCGGATTCCGCCGCTTCGCCGCCGCGCTCGCCCGCCGTGCACCCGCCGCCAGGATCGCCCGCGCCCGCTTCATCGAGATCCCCTGCCGCTTCGCGATCTTCCGCGCGTTCGCCGCGAACCCCCGCACCACCTTCGCCGGCTTTCGCTTCGTCTTTCGCTTTGCCGTTCGCCGCTTAGTCTTTCTAGCCATCTCGCTCCTCCGCCAGGTCTTACCTGAACCTCAGCCTTAACCTCAGCCTTAACCTCAGCCTTAACCTCAGCCTTAACCTGGCTAGCACTTTGCCACCAACAACCTCAGCCCCGTGATCACCCGCGCCACCTTCCCATCCGGCGCCGCCCACTCCGGATTGAAGTATCTCTCGACCAACCCCACTCTCATCCCATCCCACGGATCCGCAATCTCCGCCTCGTCGTCGCCCTCCATCTCCAGCAACACCACGAAATGCTGATCCACGTCCCGGTCCGTGTAATCGAAATCCACCTCCGCGATCACCGGCCCCCACTCCAACTCCCGCCGCACCATCTCCATATCCGCCGGCCCCTCCCGCCACACCCGCTTCCCTCGCCACTCCAGCACCGGACAGAACGCCGCCATCTTCTCCCAATTCAACAAATTACGCGGAGCGCCTGTGAACCCCGCGTTCTCACACAACCACCTGTTCAATTCCCCCGGCGTCACCTGGCAGCCTGCCGCCGTCGCCACCATCGCCGCGCACGTCACCGCGCACCCCGCCCCACCGATCGTCCCGCCCCCCCGGTCCGGCCCTAATTGGTCACCCTGCCATCTGGGGTCCCGCTGGCTATACACCGGAAACTGCACCGGCTCCACAGGCGGCTCCACAGGCGGCTCCACAGGTGGCGGCGCCACGATCCTGCCCTCCAGCACCCGTTGTAGCCGCGCCTGCACCTCCGCCAGCGCCGCCAGCACCCACGTCAATTCACCCTCGATCTCCCCTTCCATCGCTCCTCCCTCCCCAACGAAAAACAGCCGGACAGAATCTCCCCTGCCCGGCTGCCAGTAGCCAGCCCCCTCTCACGCTACCTGGACAAAACTATATCACAATCACTGCAACTTGTCAAACTCGTGATAAGTGGGCCAGCCCATCTGGGCTATATTGCCTCTTGACAGACACACTAGAATGTGATATAATCTAGTTAGATTTGAGAGAGGAAAGGAGAAAAATGTACGACACGATTGAGGAAGCACAGATTGAGGAACTAAAACTAAAGAGGATGCGGGCTTCATATGGCGGGCCGCCCGTCGAGCGGAGAATCGTTGAGCGATGGGGCAAGTATGAGATCGTCGTAGTCAAGCACTGCTCGCGCTGCGGCGCAGAGGTATTCAACGCATTCTCCTCGCCAGTTCTGTGTCCTGAATGCCGCAAGCGGCGCGAATTGCATGCGGCGCAGGAGGCCTGGGAAGACGGTGAGAAGCGACGCGCGGCGATGAGACGCGCGGAGGACTTCGAGAGAGTGCAGCAATAAAAGGAGAGAAATGACAGAGACAGAGCGTACAATGTGCGAAGTGTGCGGACAGCCAATGTTCTTGCATGGCATCTCTGGCAATCGCCCGCTATTCGCTTGCAGGTGCGGGATCGACTTAATGGGCAATTCCAGTTACAATGGATGTGTCGCCTGGACACTTGACCCCGACAACCCTGACTATGATGAGAAACCTGAATTGCGGTTCATCACTGGCGAGGACTTGGCCTGGGGAAACTGGATGCTCGCCATTCAGGAGACCAGAGATTTAGTCAAAACGTACCCTGAGCACCGGGGGCGCTTTGAGGATATAGCGGAGGCAGATGA